CGAGGAGCTGGCCGAACTGCTGCGCCGCTACCCCAACGCGGCGACGCTCGACCACCCCGACGCCATCGCCCGGTGGAACGCCGGCAAGATTGAACTGCTGCTGATCCATCCGAAGTCGGCCGGGCACGGGCTGAACCTCCAGCACGGCGGCAACAAGATGGTGTTCGTCTCGTTGCCCTGGTCGCTGGAGTTGTACGAGCAGACGGTCGGGCGGCTGCACCGCGGCGGCCAGACCAAGCCGGTCTGGGTCTACGTGTTACTAAGTAACAAGACTATTGACGAGCGTATCTGGGCTGCGCTGTATGACAAGCGGGCGGTGTCAGACATTGCCTTGGATGAACTGAAGGGAACACCGACGTGAGCCTTAACTGGCGGGCGCTAAACGCCCGATTGGGTAGCCTGCGCGAAGACGAGCTGGAGAAGATGATCCAGGACGAACTGAAGGGTGAGCGTCGGCCCACCCTTCTGATCCGTATGCACCAGCGGTTCACCGTTCTGCGGAACCTCCGCGAACGGCGCGAGATCTTGAACGCAGCTACGTCAGAAGCCCGAGCGCAGTAGCGTAGCGGGCGCGCACGTCGTCGATCCCGATGAGGCCGCCGTTGATCCGCTGGCGGCAGCGGTCAACGGCGCCTGCGTCAGCCAGGTCGTTGCAGTTGTTGGCGTGCCAGAAGATCGCGGCGCTCTCGGCCGCGCCCTCCCGCGTCTCGATCCACTCGGGCAGGCTGTCCACCGGCATGTTCACGATCTCAGCCAGGCGCTCGTAGTTATACCGGCCCGTGGTCTGCATCAGACCGCGGCCGATGAAACGCCAGCCGTCGCCGGGGTTCTTGTTCCCCATGCGCCCGCCATAGGCCGCCTCGGCAATCGCCTTCTGGTCGGCCGGCTGCTTGTCGGTGCGGCCCACCTCGGCGGCGTACTCAGGCGTGAAGTAGCGCGGCCATTGTTTCACCAGGGCCTCGGCGCGGTAGTTGAGGCTCTCGCGCAGCTTCCGGCCGCCGGCCGTCTCATGGCCGGTGTTGGCGAGGAACATCGCCACGCGCTTCGACGTGTTGATCTCATACTGGCGGCAGGGGCCTTCCAACGCCGCAGCCCACTCGGCAGGGTCTGACCAGTTCAGACCCTGCATCAGCTTCGCAGAGATCATCGCATCTTCTTGTCGGCTACAGACCAAGCCACGCCACCAAGGGTGATGGCGGCGCCAACCACGGCGTCGGCCGAGCTGGCGTCGATGTAACCGCGCGCGACGAAGACGCCGCCCAGCGCGGTCAGGATGTGCCGGGCTAGGCCCAGCCAAATGTCCTTGCTCATACCTTCCTCCTACTTATCCGTCTCGGTCCTCTGACGCCCGCGCAAGGCGCAGGCCGCCTAGCAGCCCTACGAGCGCGCCGACGATAGTGGAAAAGGCGGGGCCTAGCACCTCAAAGATCTTGTCGTTGTTCACCTGTGGGTCAAACAGCCCCGCCAAGAGTACGAACACCATGGCGAGCATGACCATTGCAAGCGTGTAGATCGCAACCAGCAGGATGTGCCGCTGGACGCCCTGCATCACTTATCTGCCTTGCGTTCCAGGCGGTCGAAGATGGCTTTCACCATCGACTTGATGTCCTGGATGTCTGCCCGATAGTCGTCCTTGCTGACGTACTTCGTGTGCAGCGCCCGCTCCAGCGTCTTCATGTCGTTTTGCAGCAGGCGGATCGAGTCCCACACGACCTTCAGCATCCAGCCCATCGCCGCCCCGGCCACGCCGATGACGAGGTTCACAAGATCCTGCGACATAGGCGGCAACCTTTAGCGAACCATGGCGTTGACGTTGCCCGACGCGCCGGCCGGGGCCATAGCGTTGGGCGCCGGCTGACGGTCTTCTTCCTCGCCCGTAACCGCGCGTCCCGCCGACCCAGCCAAGAAGCCTTGAAGCCGGCGCATCACCATGTCCTGCTGTTTAGGTGTGCTTATCGGCGACATCAGCGTCGAGAACAGTTCCGGGTTGGTGATCGCGTCCGACAACAGCCGCTGCGCGCGATCCGTCGTCATCTTTGCCAAAAAGCTACGCACAGCGCCGGTAGCGATGGCCGACTCGGCCAAGCCAGACACAGTTCTCGCGGCAACAAAACGGCTGACCAAGTCGAGCGCCTTGGACGGGATGTCCTCGATAACGCCGCCGCGCGCGGACGCGCCGCGGGCGCGCTCCAGCGCAGTCAGTTCCGTGCCAATCTGTCGCAGCCGCTGCAACGCGGGGGCGTCGAACACCGCCCCCAGCGCCGCCACCTGCTTGGGGTCGTTCAGCGCGTCCATGATGGCGCTGCCGTTGAAGACCGGCCCATCCGGCGTCGTCTGCCGCGCCCGCCCAAACAGGTTGTCGATGAAGGCCCCTCGCAGCCCCGACAGCGCCTGGCCGGTCTGGTCGCGGTCCACGGAGCGGCGCAACGACGCGGCCAACGCCGCCGGATCGTCGGCGCTGAACACGCGGTCCACCTCCTTGCCCGGCGCGGCGTTGAGGAAGCGAGCGACGGCGCTCTCTGGCCGTTGGTCGAGCAATCGTTCCACGCGGCTGTCGTCGCGCCGAAGCAGACCGCGCTCCACGCCAGCTTGGCGAGCGGTCAGCGTCTCCGCGCGGCCTTGCGCCGTCATAGCTTCGGCCAGTTGGTTGCGGACCTCGGGGAACCGATCCAGAAGCGCGGCGTTCCGACGCATCCAGTTAGTAGCCGACTCCGGCTTCAGCCGTCCTTCACCGGACACCGCCGTATTGCGGAAGGACTGCGTAAGGTAGTTCTCAATCGCCGTCCGTGTCTCTGGGCTGTTGCCGGTCGCCACCAACAGGTCGCGCGCGGCGATGTCAGCGCGAGGGCCACCTCGGCCCAGCAGCGTCTCAAGCGTCAGTTCCGGCGCTACTGCGGCTTCGCCACCCCCAGTCCTCCGCGCAAGCGCCGCAGCGCCGCCTTCACGAAAGACTTCGTTTACGTTGCGGCTGAACTCGCGCGCGACGTCATAGGGACCGCCCGTTTCGGGCAGGCTGTTAAGAGAGGTCAGCACGTCATCGGCAATTTCGCCAGCAATGCGCGCCTCGTTGCGGCGCCCAGCCTTCCGAGCGGCGCGCTGTATCTCAAGCAGTTCCGACCGCAGCCCCTGCAACTCGGCCGGGCTGGCCGTCGCACCCAGACGCGGCGACGACGGCTGCTGCGGAAACGCACCGGGGTACAGCGTGTTAAGCTGCGACAGCACGGCGTCGGTCTGTTCGTCCGGCGCTTCTCGGCCCAAGAACTGCCGTGCGAAGGCGGGGATGTTTTGCCGTTGTGTGCTAGGGGTGGCGTCCACCAGCGCCGCAAACCGCTCAAACAGCGGTGCGGTGTCAATTCTCAAGTCTTGCGGGAGAGCCTGCCACAGCGCGTTCTCCTGCGCGCGGGCGGCGGCGAACGCCCGGTCGAACTCCTCGCGGGCGATGCGCGACGCATCCGCCGCTGGCGCTCCCGGCTCCAAAGCCGCAATGCGACGGCGGGCTTCCGTTTGGGCCTGCTCAACACGGGTGTTCAGCGCAGTAGTCAGTCGAGTAACGCGGTCCTCCAAAAACGCCCGCGTGTCCTCGGGACGACCACCTAATGCGCGGGCTTCCGCCAGCAGCGTGGCCTGCGCCGCCTCTGCCCGTTCACGCAACTGCCGAGCGATGGCGGGGTTCTCCGCGGCGACGGCGCGTTCAAGATCCAGCAGGCCAGCTTCGCCAGTACGCTGCGCGGGGGTGAGATCGCTGATCGTCGGCGCTGCGGCAGTCCGAGACGCCGCGTAAGGATCTTCGACCAAAGACGAGAGCCGCTCAGTCGCACGCCTCCGCGCCCCGGACGGCAACACCGACTTAGCCGCATCAATGACCGTCGCAACACCAGGCGTACGCAGCAGCAGGCTAGGCGCCTGCGCGACCACACCGCCGGTCAAGCCGCCACCAAGTTCAGCCAACTGCGCGACAGGCTCGTTGCCGGGGTAGTTCTGCTCCGCAATGTAGCGACCGGCGCCGCCGCCAGCACCAGCGGCGACTTCCGTCCCCGCCGTCGTAAACGGCGCCGCTACTGGCGCGCCGGCAATGGTTTGCCCTATGCGCGAAACTAGCGGGCCGCCAACTCTAGCCGCAACGCGCGCCCCAAGAACCGTAGGGTTAAGCATGCCCGCGGCGCTACCAACGCCGGCCGCTATGTACTCGCCAGGCGTCTGGGGCGTCGCTCCGATCTCGGGCACCATCGTCACGCCAGCCTCGCGGCCAGCCCGCGCCATGCCGGCCTCAATGCTGGCCGAACCGCCGAACGGCCGATCGCTAACCGGCACGCCGGCCATGCGAAGGACCGAATTAACAAAGTCAACGGGCATGCCGAGAGTTTCGGCAATCTGGCGGTTAAGAAACGGCAGTCGGCCTTCGCCGCGTCCAGTCGGTTCTCGGCGGGGGCCGGGGACGCCGTCGGCAGGCATTTCCTCCAGCGTAAAGCCGGGCGGCAGCGCGGCCGACGAAGGGGCGGGGGGTTCTTCTAGCGTAAAGCCGGGAGGAAGCGCGCTGCTCATCGCATGGGCACCCACTGACCGTTGCGAAACTGAATACGCTGACCGTTAGGCCCGTTAGCTATCTGGCCTTCCCGGAACGTTGTCTGGGTCTGGGTTTGCGGCTGTCCCGTGCGCGCAGGCGAAGGCGTGCCGGTAGGCGCCGGCTGATTGCCACCAGTCGGCGCGGCATTTGCGCTGGGGGCCGTTTCAAACTGGTCTGCGCGAGTGCGAAACAGACGAATGATTTCGCGCGCCGCCGCCAGTCGAGTTTCGTTCGGAACTGTGGGATCAGCTAGGCGACCTGCGGCCTCTCGGTAAGACTGCGTGTCAGCGTTAGACTGCGGGCCTTCAAAGCGCGGCACCATTTTGGTGACGACGTCGGCGATTGGCTGCAACGCTCCGATAGCGACAGCACCGGACGTAGGCGCGTTGAAGAAGTCAAAAAAGCGATCCACGATGGCGTTAAGGCCGCCGCCAGTAGACCGCTCCAAAAGACCGCCGCGCTCCGTAATGCGCTCCAGTTCGCTAATGGCGCGGGTAAGCTGTTCTTGCTCGCGCCGCTGAGTTGCGGCCGAGCGAGCTTCCAGCGTGCCCGCTTCTCGCGCGCGGGCCTCACCGCCCGCCTGCGTAATCGCGCGCTGACCCTGTTCCGCGCGCACTTCGGCCAGCGTCGGCGCGGCGGCAGGGGGGACTGCATTTGGCCCCGCCGCGAGTGTTGGCGCAGCGGCGTTGGGAAGCATCATGTTTGCGGGCTGCGCGGGCGGCGCCGCCGGAGCAGCGGCCGGCGGGCGCCGGAGATCGACGGGCGCCGCCGCGTTTCGCTGAGTGCCCCCCGGCGCTTCCCTCGCAAAGAAGAACTCGCCGGTATCCATGTCGGTAATTACGGGGCGGCCGTCCATAATGCTTACGTTCAACCTAGGCTGGCGCCCGCCGGTCAAGCTAGTCGCGCGCCCACGCATGGCCTCCTGCCACTCAGGCGAGCCCGGCCGAATACCCGCGCCAAGCAGCGCCCGTTCGAACTCGTTGGGTCGTGACCCCTCAGCATTTGCCGTCACGCGGCGCAGGAGCCCTTCGGCGCCCTCCGCAATCCGGCGGGCGTTCTCAACTGAAAACTGCGCGGGAATGGAGCTGGCGTACTGCGGAAACCGTTCAGCCACATAGGCCCGAGCGGCGCCGTACTGCTCAGGAGTTGTGGCGGCGGCGAATAGGTCGCGGCCCACCTTGAGCGCGTCGGCTTCGGTTTGCGCCCTGAGACGCCCGACCTGCGCCGTCTGGTACGCCCGCTGAGATGCGGCCTGCTCGTACTGCGGCGACAGCGTAGGTGCGACGCGGCGAAGCTGGCTAAGACCCTCCGGCGTGTTGATGTCCACACCCGACGACAGCAGACCGCGAAGCGCGTTGCGCTCCTGCGCCGTCTCCCGCGCCTCCTCCATCCGCATCCGGTTGAGTTGAAGGTTTTGGGCCTGCCCGTACAGCTCCCCGATGTTGGGCATCTGGAAGGGGCGGACCTGCAAGGCGATGGTGTTATCGACCATGTGCGTCAGCCCTCGTTTCCGAAACCGCTGAACATCGGAGAAAGACCAGGGGCCGCATAGCCACCACCGGGGCCAGCATAGCCCGGTTTGGTCGGGTTCATGTAGTTGTACATCAAGTAGTTTTGCATACCCGACGACAGCGCGCCCGTCAGGGCGTTGGCTTGGCCGACATAGCCCGACGCGCGGGCCTGACCGGCTCCGGTGTAGCCCGAAGCCTGCGCGTTACCGGCGCTCATATACGTCCCACCTACGCCGCGGCCGACGTCGCCAGCAGCGTTCGTCAGAACGTTTGTGCTGGTCTGGCCTTGGCCAAGAACGCCTTGAAGCGGGTTTAGCTGCGCGTTGCGGTTGGCTTGGTAGCGAGCATAGGCGTTGCCGTACTCAGACGAGGCCAGATCCTGCCCGAACCGCTGCACGCCCTTAAGGGTAGCGCCCGACAGCAGACCGCCACGGGCCGCCGCCGACCGCTCGATGGCTTTCATACCCTCGCTCATGCGGAAGCCATAACCGGGATCGGCCTCAAAGTCGGACATGCTAAAGTCGCGGGTGTAACGCCCAAAGTTAGGGTCGGCGGCGTTGCCACCCTCCAGCCCCAACAGCGTCAGCAGCCGGTTCTGGGCGCTTAGGCCAGCCTGGCGGAACGGCTCTTGCAGCTCCACCTGGCGCTCAAACATCTCCCGCTGCGCGGTAGCAGCACGGTCGGCAGCAGCAACCTGCGCGTTAGCGGCGTCGCGGGCCGCGTTGGCCTGCGTGCGGGCCGCGCTACGCGAACCAAGGACGCCAGCGCCAGCGCCGAGAGCGCCTGCGCCGAGGATGGCGGTTTCGATACCCATTATGCGGCCCTTCCGACACTACCGTCGTCGTAGACGTTAAACCCTAACCGCCGAAAGATATCAAACATGTAGTCGTGCCCCGGCGCGATACGGCTGAACGCGCCTTCATCCGCAAAAAGTTGCGCTATCACGCCTTTGGTCGCCCACTTCTTTCGCCACTCCGGCAGGATGGAAACGTGGACCTCTCCGTCCTTAAAGTAGGCGGCGCCGATGCGCTCGCCGTCCCGAACGATAGCCTTCACCGTCCAATCTTCCAGCGCGGCTTCGTATGCCTCATAGTCAACCGGCGAAGACCAATCAGTCGCGGCATAGCCTACGGCCAGCCCCGCCTTTCGGTCGTCCACCAGCGTTGTCGGCATGTTCGCTCCCCCCGTCAGAGCTTAATGCACGCCAGAAGCGCGATGTTGCGCGGGCGTGTCTCGGTGCCGCCCGTGGCGTTGGTCGTGAAGGTATGGTTGTGAGCGCCGCCAGGCGCAGTCAGACCAGAACCAAAGCTCGCTCCGGCGACGTTTGTGTTGCCCGTACCCGCCGTATCAATCGACAGGTAGCCGTGGTCGTGGTCGGGGGCCGTGCTGGTGGTGCCAGTATGGGTGTGGCTTGCCAATTCTCCGCTCTGGAACGATCCAATAGCGCGCCCGCTATCCACACCGCGGCCATCGTCCCAGCCGCGCAAAAACTCGCCGCGCAAGTCAGGGACGCGGAAGGTCGTGCTGCCGTCGCCGGTCGAAAACGCACCCTGGTTGTTGCTCGCCCAAGTCGCGTCGGACACCAGATTGCCGCTGGTCTGCGCGAAGGCCCACAGAGTAGCGTATGTGGTGCGGCTCAACAGCGCGCCGTTAGCCTTGACCCAGCCCGTTGGGGCAGTTGTCGCGGGAAAATACGCGACGATGCCGGTGAAGCCCACAACAGAGAGCGCCGTCACCGACCCCGCCGTCAACGATCCAGAAACTACAACGTCCCCGACTACGTCGAGCGCCGCCGTCGGGGTCGCCGTCCCAATGCCGACGCCACCAGCGTTGTCGATGATAAACGGCGTCGCGTCTGGGTCCGCGCTATCTTGCACGCGCAAGACCGGGCCGGTGCCGGTCTGCGTAATCTTAAGGGCCGCCGTCGGCGTGTCGCTGTCGATGGTAACATTGCCCGACAGGATGGGCGAGACGGCTGATGTGGGCGCCGAGATGTAATCAACCGTCCAGATCTCAACATCGTTAACGTCGGTCAAGCGGAACTTGTACAGCGCGCTGCCAAGCCAGATGTTTGCCTCGCCGCGCGAGTTGAGAATGACCGGGTTGGTGTTAGGCGTAACGCCCGTGTAGTCCGTAAACGTCGCCTGCGGCGTCGTGGTGCCGGCGACGTAGGTGTAGACCTTGCCGCCCGAGAGAGGCACGCCGGCCGCCGTTGTGAACTGCATCTTAGGCTGGGGGGTTAGGACGGCCATTATTCACCTATGTTCGCGGCAACGGTGAGGATAACAGAAGGGACCGCCGGTGAGAAAGCGGTTGCTGCGGAGGCTTGGATAGATACGTTTGTGTTATCCGTCGCCCACCTCAAGCGAAAATAGTCGTCCGTGTTCATACGAAGAAAGAAGTTCCAGGCCGCCAAATAGGCTTCGCCAGAACCTTTCATTGTAATCGTAGTCGCGGACTGCGGGACGGCGGTGCCGTTGACGTCAGCCCAAATGTAGACGGTTTTGGCGGCGGCGTTTGTGCTTACAAACTGCGCCGAAAACTGAAAATTATACAGGCCGGGGCGGTCCACATAGACGCGAGACGTAGGCGTGCCGAGATAGACACCCTGGCTGTAGTCGGTCTTGTTGAACGTCATCGAGTAGGCGGTATTGGGCGCTGCCGCCGTCTGCGTCGTCTCGTCGTGAAACGCGCCGTTGCGAAGCGAGCCGCTGCCTAGGATGGCGAACAGATTGTAGAGGTAGCGATACCACGGCCGCGAAGGGTAGGGCACCGGGTCTTCAGCAATCGGCACCCGAGCGGCGGGGATCTGCGTGATGTTCTCAGGCACGGGTCGGGCTCGCGATGAGTTCGGCGCCCATAATCGTGATCGACACGGGGTCGGTGCCAGAAATCTCGTACACGCGGTCGCGCAGCTTCAACGTCATGCCCAGCCGGCGCCAGATGACGCGGCGGCCGGTCTGACCGATACGGCCCATCGACCGCCAATGCTCGTTCGACCAAGTGTGGCCGCCATCATCCGACCAACGCAGCATGACCATGGGGGTCATGGTTGTCGAGGTAGACGTCGTAGCGTAGAGAAAATCATCGTTTTCAGTTAACAAACGCTCATCAGACTCGGCGGTGATGTACGCAAAAAATTGCTCGGCTTGAGCCTGGTCAATTACGTTAGCCGGCTCATCAAGGCCAACGCCGCTTTCGCAGTCAAGCTGAAGGCTGTGTTGCGTCGTGCGAAGAAGGGTGTTTTGGCCGGTGGCCAGCGCACGCCACGACCGCAGCCACTTTTGGATAGACCCCGCCTCTGTGTAGACTGAGAGGTCGTAGGCGAAAATCGCGCCCGTAATGTAGTCGCCGACGACAATCTCGTCGCTGAACGACATCTGGTTGTTGCCGCGGTGGCGGGTGAACTGGTTGTTCAGCCAGCCAGCGCGCTGATGCCACACCTGCGTTGCGACGTCGTACACCCAAGTAATGTCGGCGGTCGGGAAGTTCAGAACGTAGAAGGAGTGGCCGTCCTGCTGGTAGGTGTAAGCGGTGGCGTCAGAGATGTCGGAATACTGCTGGATCTGCCACTCAACCGAGTGCGTCGAGATCCGCTCGCCATTGTAGCCCTTTGACCGATAGACGATGCCGCGCCCGCGGGCGTCCGCACCCAGCCAGAAGACGCCGTTGTCCAGCTTGGCGACGGAGAACGGCGCGGCGCAACCGATCTCGTTGAACGCGCCCTGGATGCGGGCCAGCGGGAAGTCAGGGAGCCCGGCGTTGTACCAGACCTCCACCGACGTCTCACCAAACAGCCAGACTTCGCGGTGGTCTACGATCAGCGAGACAAGGTTGTCCGGCGAACCTTCGGCGCTGGCGAAGTCGAGCG